GGGTGTAGCTTTGGTTTTAATTGCTTAAAGGAAGATACAAATTATGACTATGAAAATGATATTTTTACAAGAATAGTTAAAAAAGTAGAATTATATGAAGGATCCCTTTTATGTATTCCTGCCTATGAAGATACAGAAGTTTTCACAAGGGAAAAAGACTTACTTTCAGAGGAAAGAAAGAAATTAATTGAATTAAATGAATTAAAAATAGATTATGAACTATATAAATTAATATAAAAGGAGTGATATAAATGGCAAAATTACTAGCATTAAGAGAAGAATTAAGACAAAAAACAGAGGAAATGGGGAAAAAAATAGAAGCAAGAGATCTTGAAGGAGCTAAAACAATAAAAAGTGAAATTGAAAAAACTAAAGGATTAATTTCTTTAGCAGAAGAACAAGAAACAAGAGAAAAAGAATATTTAAAAAATAAACAAGTACCTATTCCAGGAACAGGTAAAAAAGAAATATCAGAAATGAGATCTATCACAAAATTAATACTTAATAATCCTGAAAAATATCCAATTTCTGAAGAAGAAAGAGCAGTTATAAAAACAGATGGAAATGCTGCGGTATTACCAAAACAATTTATTAAAGAGTTAATAGAACTAAGAACAGGCTTTGGTTCTTTGAGAGGTTATTGTGATGTTATACCAGTTACAAAGGATGAGGGAACAATGCCTGTAATTGATTTAGCTCAAAATGAACTAAAAGAAATAGCAGAAGGGGACAATATAGTTGAGGGAAGCTTAGTTACTACAGATATACCTTTTAAATGTGCTAAACATGGTTTAATTCAAACTCTTTCATCTGAATTAGTTGAAGATGCTGAAATACAAATAGAAAATGTTTGTAAAAAGAATTTTACAGAATTATCAGCTAGATTGGACAATGAAAAAATATTAAAAGTAGTAAAAGAGAATGCTACAGCTGTTGTAGGGGAAGGATATGGAGATTTAAACAATGTAATGGATAAAGCCTTACCTTCATACAAACACTCTTTAATAACACTAACTAACTTAACTGGGTATGCTTATCTTAAAAACTTAAAAGATAACCAAGATAGACCACTTAATTTAGTTACTGAAAAAGATGGGAAATACTACTACAATTCTAAAGAATTATTAACTGTAGATGATGCTTTACTTGCTCCAGCAGAAGGGAAAACTAAAATATTCTATTCTTTATCCCTTAAAGAAGCTGTTAAAGTTGCTGAAAGATCTAAAATAACAGTGGCTAAATCAGGGGAAGCTGGATTTACAACAGATACTACAAAATTAAGAGTTTTAGAAAGAGTTGGTTTTGTGAAAGGTGTTACAAGAAGTATTAAAAAACTTGAATTCTAAAATAAGGCAGGTTTAACCTGCTTTATTCTTTAGATAGTTCGGAAGTCGCGAAATAAAAAAGAGGTATTTTATGTATAAAAAAAATGAAAATAATCTTTCAAGTAAATTAAATAATAGAATCGAAGTTTGGAGAAAAGAAAAAGTAAATACAAGTTTAGGAGTTTCATATGAGGAAGTATTTTATAAAAAGATATGGGCTAATATAGTTCCTTTAAATATAAATAGTCTTTTGAAAGATGGGCAAGGGGAAACAGAATATTCTCAAAATAAGCTAAAAATAACAATTAGAAAAATAAAAGATATTAAAACTACAGATTTACTTATTATAGAAAATCAAAAATATGAAATAGAAAGTATTATTCCTAATTTTAATTTAAAAGATAGATTAGAAATAAGAGCTAGTTTAAAGGTTGAGTGATGCTTTATGGATGATTTTGAAAAATTGCAAAGAGATTTAATTGAAATGGCTAAAGAAATAAATGGTGGAAAATCTACTAAGAAATTTTTAAAAAAAGCAGGTAAGCAATTAAAAGAAGAAACAATTAAAGTTGCTAATTCAAGAGTAAAGAAATATACAGGAACTTATATAAAATCTATAAAATCAGGGAAAGTATTTAAAACAGAAGATGGTGATATAGTAACGAGAGCTTATAGTTATTCCCCTCATGCTCATTTAATAGAACATGGACATACAATTAAAACAAAAACAGGAGAAGAAATTGGATTTAAAAAGGGATATCATGTATTTTCTCAAGCAGCTAAAAACTATGAAAAACAATATACAAAAGATATAGAAAACTTTTTAGATGAATTAATAGAGGAAGGATAATATGATTACTATAAAAGAAGTCTTGGAATGTATTTGCGACAGATTATCAGAATATTTTCCAAATATTCTAGTTCAATCACAAGATATAGAAGAAGGAATAGAAAGACCAAGTTTTAAAGTTTATTCAGATGGTATGAATATAAAAAATGGAATGAAAAAATTTAGAGAAACAAATGGATCCATAAGAATAGTTTTCTTTCCAACTAATAAAGAAATTAATCAGGTAGAAATATTAGATACTTTAGAAAAATTAAATGAAATTTTTAATGATAATAATATGTTAATTGTTAAAGAAACTATTTATATAGAAATAGAAGAAACTAATGTTTCAATAGTAGATAAAGTTCTATATTTTGATTTTGATATTAATTTTGAAGAAGAAACACCAGTTGAAGAAAAAGAAAAAATACAAGAACTTGTATTTAAAGAAGGGGGTAAATAATGGCAACACAAAATGGATTACCTGAATTAGAAATTGTATTTAAAGCTTTAGGAGCTAGTGCAGTAAAAAGAGGTGATAGAGGAACAGCAGTATTAATAGTAATTGATGATACTAGCAATGGTGCAGGTATAATAATGGATAAAATAGTATCTATTGAAGATTTAACAACAGAGGTACAAAGTCACTATACAGACAAAAATATTCGATATATAAAAGATGTTCTTTTAGGAACACCTAGAGAATTATTAGTTTTTAAAATGGGGGCAGAGGGAACTTTAGGAGATACATTAAAATTAGTATCAGGAAGAATTCCTAGAAATTGTTGGGTGGCTATTGCTTCTTCAAATGAAGAACATCAAAATGATTTAGTTTCTTGGGGGGCTTCACAAGAAAAAAATAATTTAAAAAAATATAAAATACTTTCTTATAAAGCAACAGTTACAGACAATAAACATATTGTTAATTTAACTAATGAAAAAGTAAATTTTGCAGATGATAGAGGAGAACAAAACGGTATAGAAGCAGTTCCTTATTTAATGGGATATCTTGCAGGGCTACCTCTTACAATGTCAGCTATTGCTAAGGATCTAACTTTATTTTCATCTGTTACAGAAGTGGAAGAATTAAATGAAGCAATTTCAAATGGTGAATTTGTATTATTTAATGATGAAGGAAAGGTTAAGGTAGCAAGAGGGGTTAATTCTTTAACTACTTTAGGGGAAAATGTTTCAAATGATATGTCCTTTATAAATACTGTTGAAAAGATGGATTTAATATTTTGTGATATTTATAATACTTGGAATGAATATTATAAGGGTAGATATTCAAATGTTTTGGATAATCAAATGATATTTATATCAGCTGTTAATGGATATTTTCAAATTTTAGCAAGGGATAATATACTAGATCCTAATTTTGATAATAGAGTAACTGTTGATATTGAAGCTCAAAAAATAGCAAATTATTCTAAATTTGGAGAAGAAGCTGTTAAAGAATGGAGTGATACAAAGGCTATGGAAATGACTGTAGGAACAAAAGTATTTTTAACAGCATTAATTAAAATACCAGGTATTATGGAATCAATTTTATTTCCAATATTTACTGTTTAGGAGGTAATTAGAAATGGCACAAACAAAAAAAACAGATTTTTTCAATGGAAACAGTGGGAATGTTTGGATTAAAGGAGAGCAAGTAGGACATGTTACAAAGGGAAATATAACAAAACAAATAGAGTATGAAGATGTTCCTTTAAGTACTGGAGGAAATGCAAGAATAGAAGTAGGACATAAATATGCAATTACTATAAGTTATAAAAAAGTTGGTAGTGAAAATATTACAGCTTTATCCAGCAGTGATGATATTGATGTTATTCTAGCTAATTCAAATATGAATGGTGAGGTACAAAAAAGATATAAAGCAATAGGGGTAACTTTTGATGAAGAAACTTTAATTGATTTTGAAAAAAGAAAAGTTCAAGAAATTGAATTAAAAGGTGAATGTGAAGATGTTCAAGAATTGCAATAATTAATTTAAAGGGGATTTATAATCCCCTTTAACAAAGGAGTGTGACATGGAAATCAAAGATTTTTTACTTAAAGTTAAAGAAAATGAAGCAAAAAAATTAAAACTAATACAAATTAATGTTGAAGGATATGGAAATATAGAGTTTATGAGACCTAAAACTGAAGACATGTTTTCATATTATACAGCTATGGCAAATAGTAATATAAATATAGATACTGAAAAAGAGGAAAATACTAAACCTCAAAATTTAAAAGATATGGGATTGGAAGAACTACCAAAAATAGTTAAAGCATCTAGCACTCTTATATATAATTGTTCAAGTTTTTTAAAATCAAAAGAACTTAGAAATATGTATCCTGGAATTCATAATTTTGATATTCCAGTGGAAATTTTTGGCTGGAATAAAGTTATAGAAATAGCTTCACAAATAATTGACAGATTTGGTGGAAGTGAAGAAGTGAAAAAAGATATTGATTTAGTAGATACTGAAATAAAAAACTAATCAAGGGTGATGGAGAACCTGGAAAATTATATTGGATAGCACACTATTTACAAAAAGGATTTAAATTAGACTATCTTTTAAATCTTAGTTTTGAAGATAAAATCTTTTTTAAAAAATCTTTAGAAATAATTAAAGAAGAACAAGTTAATTATGACTATAAGAAAATGAATGATCTTTTAACATCTCTAGGGGGTGAAAAGTGAGTAGTAAAGTAATTAATACTATACTAAAGTTACAAGATAGAATGTCAAAACCAATGCTAAATGTTGCAGAAAAAGTAAAGAAAGCTAAAGAAGAAGTTGAATTAGCTAAGAAAGCAGTTAGAAAACTTCAAATAGCATCTGTAAAGCATCAAGAAACAATTAATAACACAAAAACTAAAATTAAAGAATTAAAAAAAGCTTATGGTAAAAATTCCCTTGAAGTTAAAAAAGCACAAGTAGCATTAAAAAGATATAAGTTAGAATCTCAAGAAACTAATTTAAAAATAAAAAGTTCAAAGGAAAAATTAAAACAGTTATCCAGTGCTTTCAAAAAAAATTCACTTGCTATAAAAGCCGCTAGAGAAAAAGTTAAAAAAATGGGTATTACAATAAAAAATTCCATCACCAATACTATAAAAAAAGCAGTTAAAACAATAGCTACTTTAGGAACAGCAATAGCAACATTAGGAGTTGCAACAGGTTTTAAAGAAGCCTTTAATTTAGAAGGTTATAAATTACAACTTGAAACAGCAACTAAAAGTACAGAAAAAGCAGGAATATTAATGGCAAATGCAATTAAATTTGCAAATAATACTCCATTTGAAACAGGAGAAGTAGTTGAAGCTACAGCAAAAATGGAAAGCTATGGAATATCATCAACTAAATGGCTGGTTGATGTGGCGGATATGGCAGGGGCTACAAATAAATCAATAGACCAGGCAACAGAAGCAATGGCAGATGGAGTAATGGGAGAATTTGAAAGGTTAAAAGAATTTGGAATAAAAAAAGAAATGTTAATAGCTAAAGCAGCTAAAGAATATGGAGAAGGTATTGTTTTTAATAAAAAAGGTCAAATTTTAGACAGAATGAAATTAGAAGATGTTTTACAAAAAACTTTAAAAGAAAAATTTGAAGGAGGGGCTGCTAAACAAGCTTCATCTGTTAAAGGGTTATGGTCAACTATTACAGGAGTAACTAAATTTTCACTAGCTAAAATTATTGGAATGCAAATAGATGGGACAGCTAGACAAGGAAGTTTATATGATAAGTTAAGAATCCAATTAAAAAAAGTTGTAAATGTATTAAATAAATGGCAGTCAGACGGTACTATTGATAAAATAGCAACTCAAGTTACTAGGGCTGTAACTAATATAATTAATGTTTTTAAAGGTGTAGTTGGATGGATCAATAAATATCAAGATGCGCTTATATTTTTAGGAACAGCAGTTGGAACAGTTTATGCAATTATAAAGGTATATGAAGCATGGAAAGCAACTGTAATAGCTTTAAAAACAGCTCATTTAATATTGAATACTGTTATGTCGGCTAATCCAGTTGGGCTTATTGTTGGGGCTATTGCTTTAGCTATACCTCTTATAGTTACTCTAGCTAAAAAATTTAAAGGTTTTAGAAATTTATTAAAAGGAATTTGGGGAATTATGAAAATGGCTGTGAAAGGAACTTTAGAAATAATAAAAGCTATATTCAATCCATTTAAGGCTATTTCAAAAATTATAGATAAAATAAAAGGAATAGGAAAAACAGAAATAAAAGTATCAGAAAAAAAAGCTGTATCAAATTCAAACCTTATAAAAAAAGATCCTTTAACTGTTTCTAATCCAAGTCCTTCTATACCAAATTCAAGCCCTGTTTCTAATTCATCAAAAAATATTAATATAACTATTAATATGAATG